TCTCAAGCGGTTCCACTTCTTTTTCTTCTTCATCAAAAAATTCTTTTATAAAATCTTCAACTTGTTGATCCACTGTAGGTGGTTTAAGTAATTCGTCCCATAATCCTTGAACGCAAGCTTTTGTTACAAAATCTTTTATCCAATCTACAATTTTGTCATCAATTGATTCTATTCTATCTATATACTGTGTTTCTCTAACTTCAGCTGGGCCTTTAAGCTCATAGTACATACCTATTTCATCACCTATTATTAATTCATTAATTTTAGGTTCTTTTTCAGCTATTGCGTCAAGTGGAAAAGTTCGTGTTAGCATAGGACCTTTTCCGTTCGTAAAGTCTCGATATTCACAAAACACCATACGCTGGTGCATTTCATCGATATTAAATTTTATGTATTTCATTTTTCCCCTCTATGTTTTAATTATAAAATTCATTGTTACTGCAGGTAAAAATACGCTATGTGTATGACCTCCTGCAGTTACAGAGTTGATCACTGTCTGACCACCAGCATCTTTTGCTCCAACTGATACCTCAACCGTACCCCCAGTTACAGCAGCTGTGCCTGAAGCTGTTATGATTTCATGAGTTCCTCGTAATGGAGAAGAAGAACTAGCTACAGCATTATTGGCTCCCGCTCCAACCACTGTTCTATCACCAGCATCTGGTAATTTAAACACTGATGACCCACTTGGAGTTCCGTAGGTAGTTCCTATCAAAGCAAATAAAGCAGCATATGTTGTTCTACTTATTTCTGCACCATTACACAATAACCACCCAGCTGGAGCAGAGGCGGTTGGCCAAGCTATTACTGACCCTGCAGGCATGAGTGGAGCTACATCACTATCTGTTCCCTGTATAGTAGATTGTGCAAACAAATTAGCAGCCACAGGAGCATACTTTGAACTTTGGTCAAAAATACTAATTCCTGCGTCTTCAACTAAACCTCCGTGCAGTTTGACAATTGACACGTTTGAAGTAGTATTTGCAGATCCTAATAATATAGCAGTATTTGTACCATCAGCAGAACCAACTTTAAGATGTGCATTTTGTCTATTTGCTGGGGAAGAAGTTACCACGTCTCCAGCTAAATTTAGTCTATCGGCAGTGACTCCTCCTATAGCAATCATTGTATTTACTACAGAACCGTTTGTTGGTGGTATTCCAATATCTATAAAGTCAGCGGTTGAATTAGAATTTCCTTTTAATAGATATAATCGTGCATTAGCGGCCAATCCTACATCAGAACTAACTGTAGCAGCTAACTCACCTATTTCGTAATGCTCTACATTTGACATCATTGACACGATGCCATTTTCTAGGCGATTTCCAATACCCGCTCTTGTAAAATTACCACCAGCTTCTGCTGATTTTTTTGTAGTAGAATCAGAGATATATAATGCGTTGACATTAGCATTTGCCATACGAAAAAGCATACCATCCTGTTCCCCTATTCCTGCTCCTGAAGCAGTAATATTGGTTGTCGTGGGAGCTGCTGGTGATCTAAAATTAGTTAAAAGTGATCTAATCGCATTATTAAATTGTGATCGAGCAGTGTTTAATGATGTACCTGCTGTCGGTTCAATGAAGGTATTTGAATCTACTAATGACATTTAAACTCCTATTGCCGTAACCATAACGGTTGCAGTACTATTTGCTTGATACTCACCTGTACCATCTGCGGCCACCATTCTAAAGCTAGTGGTCTGATTAGATGCGGCTGTAGTAACTACTATGGCGGGATTTGCAACTGCATCCTCCTGTGTTAAAACTGTATATGATATAACAGGTCTATTCAAAAATCCAGCGGATAACATTGAAACACTTTTTGGTGCGCCGTCATATGTCACAGTATCGGTAAATGTTACGGTATCTTTTTCTATACTATACCTAAATTTATCAATTGTAAAGTCAAATTCGTTAGGCTTTGAGTTGTTTAAGATAATTTTTAATTGGAACTGCCTAAAAGTTCGAGACCCTGCCTGATAGGCTTGAAACCCATCATTAACTGAAGATCCAGCAAATTGAGCTGTTTGCACTGCTCCTTCTGCTCTGTCATTTGTACCAGTTGATGCATAAAGCGCAGAATTATCAGCAGTAGTGGTTCTAATTAAAACCTGAGACGATACAGCTCCTAATGTACCCGCGAACGTTTCGGCAGCTCCTGTATCAGAATATTGAGTCATATTAATTAATTTAAAAGCGTTACTACCAACTGTAACATTAGCAAAAGCGTTGGAACCAGTTGGGTCTCCGTTAGCGAAAAATGTAGCGCCTAATTCTATGTGATCAGCGTTTATAGTGCCTGCTATTAAAGCAAGAGCATTAGCGTTAGCATAATCACCTTCATCTAATACCCCTCCACTAGTAAAAGTACCAAACCCAGAGGAGTTTAGGCCTGTCGTAAGTCCAGAATCTTCAAATAAATCAACTGTAGTAGCACTTATTCTCTTAGCAAATAATAGCTTATTGTTAATCTCAGTCATTCCGCCAACATCATGCACAATAACCTGTTTACCAGGAGATGAAGTTGAGGCTATTCCATGCTCTGATCCAGTAGTAGTAACTCTAGCGGTAGTGGCTTTTGTAATTGCTGAAATCGCAGTTGCATTACCTGTGAATTTACCTGTGTTCAAAATTGCAAATACGTTTCCACTTGTGCCACCAGTCATTAAAGTTTGGTTATTAGAATCAAATCTAGGATCAGGAGATAAGGTGGTATTAGAAAATCCAAGAACAGTCCCTAAACCTCCAAAACCTGTTTCTTTAATGACATTAGAATTAGGAGAGGTTGCGTCTGAAACACCTGATAGCACCTCTGTAAAAGAGTCATTAAAAGTTGTTTTAATTGTTTGTGTTGACTCTAGCTCAACAAATACAGAACCTGTTACTGTAGCTCCAAAATCTCTTATCTTAGTTATATAAGTAGCATCATCAATAGCTAATAAATCGGTTGGAGAACCGCCTATCGCAGAAAAACCACTAGCTGTACCATTTGAGTTGTCTGTCTGGTTACCGTCTGCTACAACTGTTCCTCCTTGGGTAGAATCTGTAAAAGATGGAAAATTTGACTCTCCAGCATTTGTATTAGTTATATCGGTAAAGTTTGTACCAGGAGAATCTTCATTAAAAGCCGCTACAACAGTTGATCTATCAGGTCTAGTTGTTGTAAGTGTAATTCCAACCACATCATCACTTAAATTACCGCTTGTATCACGAGTTCTTGCTAAATATGTAAACTCGCCAAAAGTATCAATTGGTATGGATTTTCTTGCTGTTCCAGCTGACACTGTTACCAAAGGATCAGATGCAACAAAATTTGAAACTGTAGCAGTTACAGATCCAGGAGCCCTTCTTATAACAACTTCTTTTAGATCTAGGTCTAATAAATCTCCACTATCCTGTCTTTGGTATTGCCACAACAAAGTTATTTGATCAGTGTTTTGACCTCCAGTAAAATTAAAAATATTTGCAGGTTTAACAGTTTTTCCTAATATAGTTTTTGATACAGTGGCGGTATCTCCTCGTATAGACTTGTTTAAAGGAGTGACTCTAAAAAAGACTGAATTAGAACCTAATGAAATTCCTCTATTTATGCCTTGTACTGTGAATCTAATTTTTCCATCATCATCAACGCCTGTTGCAGGAACTTTAACAGTATTAAATGATGTTAAATCTACTCCCCCATCATCTGTGCCTATATTGTCAACATTATCTAATCTATATGATATTTCATAGTCAGTTACTGACTGGCCTGTTATGTGAGTAAATGCACAGGTTACTCTGATCGCTACCCCACCAGTTTGCTCTCTGTATAAGGATTCAGTGACAACTAAATCTGTTACTTTCCTTATAGGAATTGTTGAAACGGTTATTGATTTTGTAGCTGTTGGACTCAATCTACCTAACATATTTCTATTTCTGGCTCGTACGGATGTTGTTCCTATGTTTAAATCACGTATGACTAACTCTTCTGTTAAGAAGGTTTTTTCAAATTCTCCACCTACTTCAATATTATATACTCTATTATTACCCAAATTAAAGGTTCCAGGTATTGCTGTTTGGTTGTAATCTACAGTAGCTGCATTACCTGATATATTACCTAAAGTTCCTGATGGATCTGGTGATATATTTACAAAACTGAGTCCTATTGCGTTTATGGTTGGGCTTTCAGCCAATTCTACTCTAAATATAGAATTTGTAGTTAACGCAGCATTATATTTCACGCTTGCAGGGTCAAAAGAAGTGTTTATGACACTATAAGTATTATTAAAAGCTAGTTCAACATTATCTCCAACTTCTATAACTGGAACAGTATAATGATCAATCTTAGTTCTATAATTAGTTTCTCCTGTTAAAGGTGTATAGTTAATATTAGCATCTCTAGCGTTACCTGAGTTTAAATTAACAGTAAATTGTGCAGGTGTTTTTTCAACTCCATCGACAAACAGTTTTACAAAAGCGGCAGCACGAGGCTCAACTTTAAGAGGTAAATCATTAACCACTCCAGATGTTAGTGTACCTGTATTTGTTAATGTCATTTCACTTCCACCAACATAAAAACTATTATTAGCATAATGTCTTGAGTCTAATAATTGATTAAGTTTTACAAAAAAAGGTGGATCAGGTAATTTTTCTCTAAAGTTTAAAGAACCTGTTTTTGTGTTTTCAAACTTAATAGTATTATTAACTTTATCAAAATCTTTAATCTCCACTGACAATTCAACAATATCTCCTGCAAAACCAGGAAAATCTTCAGTTCCTTGAACAGAGCTTTTTTCTTTAACGGGAACTGTAATGAAATCAGTGCCCTTTAAATTGTTAAACACTGCTGGATTATCATTTACTTCAAGTACGTGTTTAAAAAAGTTTTCATCAAAAGAGACATTCAAACCCTCTAATTTTAATTCAACGTTACCGTCAAGAGTTCCACCATCTGTATCAACTACGGAAATTGTATTGCATAAAAGTCTTATTTCTCCAGCTAATCCAGTAAATCCATTTTTACCTGAAAGTTTTGCTGGGGTGGCTGACGTGATTTCCTCATTAGCTATTATATTTAATACACTTGAAGATGTAAAAGTATTCATGACTCGTGTCGCTACATCTGGTTTGGATACAAAAAATTCTGTCCTTAAATCTTGATTATAACCAATAAGTTCATTTCTTATATTTATTACTCCATCCACAACTACTGACCCATCTATTCTTTCTCTAGGAAGAGCGTCAAAAGAAAAAATTGGTGAGGGAGGTTGAGATAAAGGAGATACAATATCTGTATAAGCTGTAGGTGTATAATCAATAAAAGTATCTGAATCAACATATACATTGGAAATATATTCTATACCACTTATAGTAACTGATTCCTCATCAGGTTCACGATCTATGGAAGTTACTTTAAATAATTTACCTGCTTTGTTTGTATAAAAATTATCTGGATTCTCAATCTCGCCAAAACTCCACAAATCTCCTTTTGCAGGTGAATGAGCAGCTGGAGAAAAATTTGTAATATTTTGAAATTGTCGAGATTGCTTATTAAACTTTGCTATGGGGTTTAATACGCCTGAATCGAATCCACTACTTACCACAGTATTAGATAAAGCAAATTTAGTATTACTTAATAAGTATAGGTCAACCCTATCATCTTTCATTTTTATAACTCTAAGTGCTAAAGGCCCTGAGTTTGCTGTAAAATTGGTAGTACCAAGTGATGGAGATGAAAAATGCTCTATAAAAACATTTGTATTGGCTCCTGAACCAGAAGCGTCTGAATTAGCTGAAATCTTACCACTAAAACCGTATGCGATTCCAGATAGTTGTTGAGCAACTGAAATGACATCGCCAGGTGCTAATGTCAAAGCATCTGTGCTAGTGGTAAATGTAACGTTTCTTCTTAAATATTTTGATGCCGCTATTTGATATTGTGCAAATCTAAGAGCCTGACTTCTTCGAGTTACTCCAGGCAAGTCAAGGGATTGTATATTTTTTATAACGTTTCTTTCTTGACCATCATTAGCATCTGCTGTATCAACTCTCACAACTTCTCTCTTATAGTGGTTTGATGGATCTACATAACTTACATCAACTCCTGATATAACATCACTTTCTTTTGTACCAGAAATAGTTAGAGAACCTTGTTTAATATTTGTTTCATT